TGTCGGTGGACAGAGACGAGAGTGGGCGGCTGTACTATACCTATTACCGAGGGTCGGATGAAGCCATCAAGGATAAAGAATTCGCCGTAACGCTTCAGCCCACGGATGTGCTGCATATCCCCGGTCTGGGTTTTGACGGGCTAGTGGGCTACAGTCCCATCGCTATGGCGAAGAATGCCATCGGCATGGCTATCGCCTGTGAGGAGTATGGCGCGAAATTCTTCGCCAACGGTGCCGCACCGGGCGGTGTGTTGGAACACCCCGGCACGATCAAAGACCCGCAGCGTGTGCGGGAAAGCTGGCAGTCCACCTTCGGCGGCAGCGGCAACGCCAATAAGATTGCCGTACTGGAAGAAGGTATGAAATATACGCCAATCGGCATTTCGCCGGAGCAGGCACAGTTTCTCGAAACACGAAAATTCCAAATCAATGAAATTGCTCGAATTTTCCGAGTTCCGCCCCACATGGTCGGCGACCTGGAAAAATCGAGCTTTTCTAATATTGAGCAGCAGTCCCTTGAGTTTGTGAAATACACCCTTGACCCCTGGGTCATCCGCTGGGAGCAATCAATCCAGCGGTC